TCTACGCGGGCCATGTCACTGCCCCGCCGCGCTTCTGATGCTGGCCGCGAGCGTAGCGGCGGGCGTCAATTTGTTTGCCCGGAGTGTCGTCACTTGCCCAGCCGTCATGCTGAACGCCGCCTGAAGCTGAGCGTTCGTGAGCGAGGATAGAAAATCGCCAATAAAGATTGCCTCCGTTCGCGTTGCTAGCCGATACACCTCACGCAACGCCTCGAAGTTCTGTACCCCCGTGCTGTAGTTCGTAACTGGCGCCGCCTGCGAGCCCAGCGTCATGATTTCGCCCACGTTGCTGACGATTTCGGACGCCTCGATACCCGCGTTAATCTGCGCCGCTCGCGCGGCCATGACCGCGCTGGCATTCGTCACGGCCTCGCCGAGATAGGTCACGAGATACTGTACGCCTATATGATCCGTATGCAGTTCGCGTATCCACCGGCGCCCATCTTTCTGTAGATCATCGGCGGCGATGATGGACGAAACGATGGACATCTAATCAGCCTCTTCCAGTTAAATATCCAAAACCATATAGCAGTACGCGTCTACCGCCGTTCCGGCAGTAACTCGAATGCGCCCCGCGTTGCCGATCTGAATGACCGGCTCGCGCCCGAGCGGAAATTGCTTCACATATTGATTTGTCGGAGCGATGAATTGCACGTCGAGCATTCGCACGGCGGTAATAGAGCCCTCGGCGGTACAAGTATACCCTGTTGCCGCTGTCCCGAGCGTCAGCCCTGCGACAGAAGCCGCCGCAACGTCGGCAACATTCGGCCCGAGCTTCGTAATATCCACGTCCGCCGATGCGGTGACCGTCCCGAACACAGTCCCAGTCTCAAGCAACTCGCACTTGATCGGCAGAGCGGCGGCGAACCCGGCAAATGAAATCCCCCACTCGACGACGCGAACGAGATTGAATGGCTTAAGCTGGAGCATCGTCTTGATAGCCGTGCCGGTCGTAACCGCCGCTTGCGCGGCAGTCGTCGGCATCGGCCCATTGGCAATCAGATAAAGTGACATGGTTTTTTCCTCACGCTATACGAATGAGCCCCGTCGAGGCGTCGTTTGTCGGCATGGTCAGCGTGAACGTGCCGGCCGTGATCGATTGCGCGCCGAAAGTGAACACCGCAACCTCAAGCTTTCCGGTCGAGGCGTCATTGTAGAGGACCGCCGCGTCAAACGAGCCGGACGAGGTAAGGGCCGCCCACGACACCGACGCCGATGGTGTCCAGAACGCGGTCGTGCCGGACGAATCCGGCGCGGTGGCGTTCGTGACCGCAGCGCCGCCCTGCGTATAGTTCCCGGTGCCCGCCAACTCCCCCGTCGTGTTGTAGACAGTGTCAGCCGCGCCCCGCGAGGCAGACGCGAGATAGAGCGCGAGCTTGAAGGTGTCCTTGGTCGTCACCGTGCGGACAGCGTTCGCGCCCTGCGTGCCGAAAGCGTGGGAACCGTTCAAGAGTTCTTTTTTGAAACTCGTGACCATCGCTTGAGTGTTGCTAATTGTCGCCTCCTATTTGACGAAATTGATAGCCGCCCGCCGTTGCTCGTTCACCGGCGCAGACGCGACCGATACTGCTATTCGAAATACCAAGAACGGCTTCGCGGTGCATCCGTCATCACTCCTTAAAACTTTGCCGCAATGCCTTCGGCGAAAATCGCCGTCTTCAGACGCATGTTGACCGATCGATGAACAAGTTCGCCGTCAAGCCAATACTCGGTAGCCGTCGTTTCTTCGACATCGGTATCGGTGGCGCGGTCCATACGAACTAAATCGGCGTCGTCCATTTCGGAGAGATACCCACCGCGCACGCACGGGACGCCCTTATCCCAATAGGTCCGCCCGCCTAAGATCACAGGAACCAACATCGCCTCACCACACCCGATAGGTTGAGAGAAGGGTTTCGGCGGCTTCGCGGACGATTCTGTTCGCGGTTTCGCCAGCAAACCATCCGGTCGTCGAAACACCGGCTACATCCTTCGATGACACGAACACATCGCGCGAAGTGAGAGCGTGTATGTTGCGCACGGCGAGATGTATTGCTTGCTTGATCGCCGCCGGGAGCGGATCGGGATCGGCTTCTCCATCGTAGCCAGACTGAAACCGGATGCGCACCGAGCCTTCATCGTCGCGCGCTATCGGCCAGTATCCGTTGTAGAGCGGGGCCACGGCCTGCCTGTAGAGCCCGCCCTCGTCCATTACTCGAAAATCCGTATCCTCAACCAGCGTCGTCTCGACGCCCGCCGTGGTGTCATATTTGAGGCTCGTGATCGATATCAGCGGCGGGTATGGCAGTTCGATGCGGCCGGACGGGAAGCAGTCTAGGCGGTATTCCCAGGTCTGCGGACGCAGCGCCCGCCCTAACCAGCCGCCGCCAGCCGGATCGAGTTGGTTGACGCAGGCGTCAACGATGGCGCCTACAACATCGTCCAGGCTGTTGTCCGTAAGCCGCAGTTGCGCCTTCGCTTCATCCAGCGTGACAACGTCCTGGGTTGGGGCGGTGATGAGGATGAGCGATACCACCAGCTACCCCTTCGCCGCCTTGGTGATGTAATCTTTCCCCGCTCGCATGGCTTCGCGCACCGTGACGGGCGCCGCCGCGTGAGGTTCGGCGATACCGCGCGCGATCAAGAGCGCCGCCTGATTGTCCGGCATATCCGGGATGACGTGTCCCGGACTCCAAATCTTCCAGGACTTTTTCAGCGTGATAGCGGTCATTTCCATACCTCCTTGGGCGGGCCAGAGTTCCAATAGTCAGCAACGCGCTGATGGACCGCGCCAAGATCGCGGCCCGGCCACTTAATCATCGGCTCGATATGGCCAACCGCAACACGGTTCGCCGCGTAGAGTGTCTTCCCGCTCTCAGCCCACTTGCGCCAGAAATAGATATCTTCGTCAGTGTGGCCTTCGCCCCATGAGCCGTCCTTAGCCGGCACGCCGAGGAACCACGGCTTTGCAACACTCTTGAGCGCGGACGCCCGTATGAGCGTCAATCCGAAATGCCCTGTTTTCAACTTCAGCAAATCCGCGTCGAGAATTTCGCGCGGCACGCGGTTGGCAACCGTGCCGTCCGGCAACTCAACGGTTGCCAGGATCGAATCCCACCCGCGCGCCGACTGCATGGCGCAAATCGCATCGGCTTCAGGATGCAGGAGCATTAACCGGATTAGCGTCGAGACGTTCTGAGCCGTGTAGATCGTGTCGTAGTCGATGGTCAGGATCGCATCCATGCCATCGATGATGAGCTTATCCATACCGCGCTCCAGGCATTGCGCCCAGTAGACGCCCTCGAACGCCTGGAGAGGAATTCCCAACGGCGCCAGCGCTTCGGAGCAGCGGAAGTTCGCCGTCCAATGCGTTCGTGGCAAAGACATTACCGCAGTCACGCGGAACGCGCCCGGCGCCAAGGGAACCGGCTTGACCGCGCGCATGTTGAGCGATACCGGAAGCGACGAGCAGTCCGGCGCGTCAGAATCCCACTTGGCAATGTCCGTCAGCCCGGCCGCGCGAAAATACTCCGCCAGTGTTCGGGCGTTAAACAACGCCTTGTGGTAATCGTCCCCATCCGTCTGGCCGCCCATGACATAGCCCTCTATCGGGGCTTCGGAGCCGTCCAGATAGGCTTGCGCGATCCAATCGAAATCTGGCACGGCGATCTTGAGAACGCCGCCCGGCTTCAGTTTTGTTGCCCAGTGCTTGATAACTTCGAGAATGAGCGCGTGGGGGAAATGCTCAAGCACATGACTCGCGCGAATCACATCGCAAGAGCCGTCCGCGATTGTCGAGCCGTCAGGAAGGCGAAGCGGGTACGCCTCGCCCCCCATTTTGCGGTCCAGATTAATGTACCCGTCGAGCGCGAGCGCGCCCGATCCGATATTGATCTTCATGCCATCCTCCGATGGCCTCCCGGATTATCTTGCGCGGCGGGCCGGGGGAGGAAACCGGCGCTTCGGGGGCGACCCTAGCCGCGCAAGCTCTTTGCCTTAAACGTAGATGCTATTCAGCGTGCCGGCCAAGGCGGAGGTCGCTGGCGCTTGCTCGCCCCGGTGCAACATCGCCACGCCGCCGATGACCATCGTCGTTGCTGGGGAAAACGACACGCGCAAATACCGCTTACGCGCGCGGCAATCGACGTGAAACGCCCATACGTTTTGATTCGTCGTAGACGTGTAGGCATTCGTGGCGATGGTATAGTCCGTGCCGCTTACTGCGCCCGTGAAGGTGGCGAAGCTCGAAGTCGTGTCGCCCTCCTCGATTTTCAACACGGTTGGGGCATTCGACACCACATCTGCGGTGCTGGCGCCGATTCCAATAGAACAAAAATCGTAGCCCTTCGTATCGATCAGTTCGCCCGTCGCCGTGGCGGCATTCGTCTTCGAGATCGGGATGATCGCGATAACAGTTTTGGGATGCGGAAGCATGTTCCGGTTCCTTTCCTATTCGATTTTCAGGTGGGGTGTATTATTCGCCCATCAGCGCGACGATGGGCCCGGCGGTAACAGTGTCGCCGGTATCGTGCACGTTGATGTCGAAGCGTTCGGTCGCTTTGATCGCAACCTGATCCTCGGCGAACTTATACTCGGTTGAGCGCGCCACGGTGATGCCGCGCCGGTCGCCCATCGAAGCAGCCATCGCCAGATCACCGAACAGGATCATCGCCACATCATCGCAGTTTGTGGTCGCGGCCGCCGGCGCAAGCATCGCCTGGGTAAGCTCCACCGGGTAGCCGTTATATTCCCGAATGGTGCGGCCCGATGCCTGATCCTTCGTCACGCCGCCAGAAGCGCCGATCAGCCGCTCGAACACATTGGCCCACATCGTCTGAGAGCAGTACCAAGTGGGATTGCCGCGCGTGTACACATATTGCGGCAACGCGCCTTGCGCCCGCGCCAGATCGGCGGCGGTGATTTCCGCCATCGTATCGAGGCCAGAGCCAGCATCGACAGCGCCAATGAGTGATCCAACGCCCGCGTTGAAAATGGTGCGCAGCCCGGTGATCCCCCCATCGGTCGAGATGCCGGTTCCCGAGAAAAGAACCGTGTCCTCCTTGTTGGCGAATGCGTAGGCCATCTCGCCAACGAGAATGTCTCCGACATTGACCGCCGCGTCTTCGTCAAGCTCGCTCGACAGGATAGTAAGCGCGCCTAACTTCTTCGCGGTGAGCCGAACCTGGTTCCACGCGGCTTGCGAGGCCGTGATGGTGGCGCCCTCGCCGACGAAATAGGCCGTAAGCCCGCTCGCGAGACGCGGGACCGTTATAGTATCGCGGCCCATCGGCATTACTTGCAATTTGCGCCGTGCAAGCCCGTATTCGTCGCGCAGGACAATGATGTCCATTGCGATTTCCTCGGGCACGAGGAACCCGCCGGCGGTGTTTACGCCTTCGGATTGCGCGCGGAGCACAACGCCGTTCTTCATGCACCATTCATGCGCTTTGACATTGCCGAACACGCTGGCGAGCATGAATTGACCAAAGCGATGGGCGCGTTCGGTTGGTTTCTCGCCCTTAAAATGCTTCAGCGCGTGCTGGCGCGGGATGGAAAACCCCTCGGTTGATTCCAGAACGACGGGCGTCGCCATCTTCGCGCGCTGCAATTCCATCTCGTGCTCGGCATCGATGTCCGCGTCGATTGCCTTCAGCGTGGCGCGATAGCCGTCGTTGAGCGTGCGCTCTTCGGCGGTGAAATCACGCTTCTCGGTCTCGACCTTGGCAATGAGCGCCTCGGCCTTCTCGAAAATCTCGACCTTCTTCTCGCGAAGGCCTTTCAGTCGTTTGGACATAGTAAACTCCTTTGCCCAAGTGACAGGGCCGGGACAATCCCGGTCCTGTAACCGCCCTCGCGAGCGGAATTTGAATTGACGGCTAGGCGGCGCGCGGTGCGCGCAGTGACAGGCGCAGGCGCGCCAGACCGGCGCTGTATGCAACAGCTTCGGCGGCCTTCGGTTCCGTGATCGGTTCCGGCTTCGGCTCCAGCGCGCGCCCTTCGATCAACGCTTCGGCATTGGCCGGCACGGTGACGATGGAAAACTCGACCAATTCCTGTTCGAGAAAATCAATCCCGAACCGGCGTTGCGGATCGTCCACGAAATTATACTTGAGAGCGATGAACCCGACGCTTGTCGCGGAAAGGAACCCGCCCGCCAGCATGTCGAACACGGCATCGTTAAACCGCGCCATGCCCGCCGGCGTGAACTCGACGCGAGCTTTGAGCTTGCCGTCCTCGATGTGCACTTTCAGCGCCTTGCCGACCGGCAACATCGCGTGTTCGTGCATCCACAACACTACCGGGTTCTTGCGGAAATTCTTCAGCTTCCACCCGTTGGCGGCGATAGTATCGCCATGGCGATCTACTGAGCCGTTCGAGATTATGAAATCGAGCGCGCGCTCGCCGTCCACGACCTTGATTTCCGCATCCATCGCGCGCCGCAGAACCGCTTCGTCGCCATTTTGCGCGAACTCGCGCAATTTTCGGCCTTCGTATTCTTTAGAACCAATAACCAGCTTACGCATCGTTGACCCCTTATCGGCGCGGCGGCGGGAGGTGAGAGATGTTATCGAATTCGTCGTAAGCTTTGCCGGGCGGTGTTTGATCCTGTGTAACCTTCTCAGGACGCGGCTTGCCCATCGGCCACATATTGAGCGGCACCAAACGCTCGTCCCCGCCCTCGACATGATTGCGGTTTTCCATTTCGAGACAATCATTCGTGGAGTAAATTCCCCACTGCCGCCCGATGGCGTAGCCCTGCATCCTCGATAGGTAATCCCCGCGAAGCAGCGCGTCGAACAGAAACTCGAAATAGTATTCTTCCTGTTCGCTCTCTCGTAGGAGCGCGATGTTGAGCGCCTGCTCCCATCGCCGCGCGATGGGCATCAGCGTGTCAGTCACGTATTCGAGCGATTGATGCTCGATATTCGAAAAAGTGGCATTGTCCATGATGCCGATCTTATGCGCGGGAACGCGGAAGATCGCCGCGATCTCGGAGCGCGACATCTTGCGGTTTTCGAGAAATTCCGCATCGACATTCGTGAGCGATATGGGCTTGTAGTCGAATTCCTCTCCTGCGACCCAAATCTTATTAGTGTTTTCGGCGCCGCCAAAATCGGCGTTCCACTCTTTCTTGAGCGCGTCGCGGCCTTCCTTCAGCACCTTGCCACCCTTCGGGATCAATATCCCGCCGGGCCGCGCGCCGTTCGCGAACAGCTTGGAAATATGCGTCGAGCCCGCGAGGTCAAGACCGACCACATCGCGCGCGCGACTGATACAACTCTTACCGACATAACCGTCGTCGCTACGGTCGCGAAGGTGCAGCATGTCGGACGCGGAAAGCACCTCCTTGGCGCGGGTGCCATACATCCGCAATTCGTAGAACGGCGTTCCGTCTGGCGAGCGCATCGGCTTCACCCAGTCGTCATGCAGTGGAACCAATTCGACCGGACGCATCCGTTCATCACGTACAATTCTGGAATACGCATTGCCGCGCAGATCGAGCGACGCCTGCATCATCTCGCGCCATTCGAAACTTGTCTGACGCGAGTTCGGACGAAGGGCGAGCAACTTGTAAAGCGGATGCTCCGGCGCGCGGCGCCGGCTGCCATCGCTCATCCGCTGATAAAGCGGCACTGGGAGCTTAGCTACATCCTGGGAGCGGACATTGACGCACGCGAACACCGCCGAACTCTGTTGCGCCGATTCAGGCCCAACCTTCATCCCCGCCGCGCTATCCGCGCCGCCGTTGATCCAATCGAGAAACCACGGCTCAGGCGAGCGTGTGCCAGAACGCATAAGCCAATGCGCGATGCGGGCGCGCCAGTTCACGGGCGAGCCTCATGATCGTAAACAGACGACTTCATTGACACGCCACCCCTGGCCTCGACGTCATAGACGCTCTCGCCTTTTTCCGTTTTCATCGCCGCCGCGCCCAGCGCCATGCAAAGAGCGACCACCGCGTCGATGCGGTTTGTCGCCCGCCGCTTGGAAAGCCACCGGTTGCCCCACGGGTCTTCCTCGATTGCCGCCGACGCGCACGCCGAAATCAGGACTGGGTTGCGCCGCAGACGAATGCGCTGCTCCAAAATCGCGCTTTCCAATTCCATCAGACTGCCGGGCATCCAAAGCCCTTGCGGCGGTTCTATGCGGGCCCGCTTTGCCGCCAGCGCCGTTTCTTCCGGAACGGCCCCGCGCTTCTTGCCACCCTGCGGATGCTCGATGAACGGCAGGGTCAGCCCCATCGCCGCGCATTCATCCTCAAATTTACGAAACGCATAGCGGTCATAGGCGACGTGTTTCACGTGAAACAGCGCCGCCACGTCGGCAAGGTGCGCCGCCGGGTAATCCAGGCGGACGATCTTCCCAGCCGGTGCCCGTAAATACCCGTCCCTAACCCATTCGTCGTATCGCGCCTGATCACGGAGCGCACGCTCGGGCAGAGTGTCCCCCGGCGTCCACGCCTCAATCCATGCGTCATATGTCGGCGCCGAAACCTTGACCACAACACCACCAGGCGTCGTGCGCTCGACTTCCTTGTACCCTGTGTGAACGACAAAAGCCTCGGCGGTCATGTCCTGCGAGGCCGACAGATCAAGCCCTACCGATACCTCTTCGCCGGCCAACTCCTCGTAAGGATCAAAATCCGCGATCACCGCGTCGATCGCGGCCCCGGTCATCCACGCCTTCTCGGCGTCGGTCCAGACGCAGAAATGAAGCCGCAGGATACCGTTGAGCTTGCCAGGTATCTGCTTGGCCTGGCGCACCACGCCAGCGAGATAGTCTTCCTTGATCGTCACGCCCAGAAGCGGGTTAGCCTTGATCCAACAGGACGGGTCTTCGAGAGGGTCGTCTTTTACGTCCAACGCACAAACAAAACTCAGCGTCTCGTCATCATCCGCCAGCCCTTGCGCGACCTTCACCGCGTGCGAGCGCTCCGCCCATGCAACGGAATTACGATCCGACCCGGCATTCGTAATCATGATGAGAAGCGGCTGGCGGCGCCACTTGAACCCGCGCTCCAGCGTCTCGATAATCAACCCGTCATGATGCTCGTGCACCTCATCGCAGAGCGCGCACGACGGACGCGGCCCGGACCCTGACTTGCGCTTCTCCTTCGAAATCGGCCGGAAGAACGAGCCCGTCCTCATGTCGGCGAGATTCCAAACCGGATTGCCGCCCGATGGCGTTAACCGTTTGAACAGCTCCGGCGACTGATCGCGCATCGCCACTGCATCGCGAAACAAAACCATTGCCTGGTCTTTGTCCGACGCCGCCGCATACACTTCCGCGCGCGGCTCACCATCGGAGACCATGCAATACAGCCCGACGCCGGCGGCCCACGGCGTCTTGCCCGACCCCTTACCCTCCTCGATATAGGCCCGGCGAAACCGGCGCGTCCCATCCGCGCGCTTCCAGCCGAACAGCGAGCCGGTGAGAAACTTTTGCGACGGATGAAGCTCAAATGGTAGCCCTTCAAACTGACCACCCGCGAGCCGAAGAACTTTGGGGAAAAACTCGATGACGTGATTTGCTTGCGCAATATTCCAGGTCAGCCCGCGCTTTGGTCCTTCGATCAGATCGCGAAGATGCCGCTGACACGCCGCGCGAACGTAGGGGCCTTGAACAACCTCGCCCGAGACGACCGCTCGAGCCCACGCGGTGACCGGATCAGGCGGTGAAGTATTTGGCGGCTTCGCTTTCGGCTTTGCCGGACGGCGGCTCGGCATTAATTCTGCTCCTTGCGCTCGGCGTCATGCCGAACTCGCTTGCGTAGCGCATCATGTCCGCCATCGCCTTGTTGGCCGTGCCGACGAGAGGATTCTGGATCGCGTTGCCGTTTGTGGTTTTTATCATCAGGCCGCCGGTGAGCGCGTCCCTCTTGCCCATTTCCGCAATCGCCCGCTCGGCCTGCATCCATCGCCCGTAGGCTTGGCAGTACGCGGCCAGCGTGCCGCGGTCGATGCCGGTAAGCAGCCCTATCCGGTACAACTCCTCCGACACGCGTCCCCACTCCACTTTCGCGTCGTCGTTCAGTTCCGGAGGCGGCGTCGGCAGCGCGCGCGTGGGGACGGGCTCGCGCTCATTGATAGGCCGATGCCCCGCGTTCCCCCCGATCAGGCGTAGATGCGTGGGCTTAGGCTTCCTCCCCTTCATGGTGTTTCACTTTCTGCGGCGGCTTCATCGGAACCGCACTCACTTTGATTGAGGCATCAGGGGCACGACGGGCGAGCAGCTCGGCAAAGGTCTCGCCAGTTTCTTCGAGCGCGGCCGATTGACCAGTGAATAATTGCCAGCGCGCCACGGCGACGTCAACATAGGCAGGATGTAACTCGACGGCATGGCAGCGGCGGCCGGTCATCTCGGCGGCTATGATGGTTGGGCCGGATCCGGAGAACGGTTCATAAACCGCTTGTCCTGCGCTACTGTTGTTTTCGATTGGCCGCTTCATACACTCGACAGGCTTTTGCGCGCTGTGCCTGGTCTCCGACTTTCGCGGCTTGTCGATCTGCCAGAGTGTGGTTTGTTTGTGGTCCCCGGCCCAACGGCCGGTTTTTCCCTTTCGCACCGCGTACCAGCACGACTCGTGCTGGTAATGATAGTGCCCGCGCCCTATCACCATGTTGCTCTTTGCCCAGATGATCTGCGCGCGCAACTCAAAACCGGCAGAGACAAACGACGCTTGCACTTCGCTGGCGTGCAGCGCGCCGTGCCATATGTAAGCAACGTCTCCTGGGAATAGCGCCCAGGCTTCGCGCCAGTCGGAGCGATTGTCGTTGATGACTTTGCCGATGGCTCTCCCACCGATGGGCGAGCCATCGGCGCGGAAAGCCTTATTCCGCCAATCGGCGTCATACTCGACCCCATACGGCGGGTCCGTCACCATCAGATGTGGCACTACTCCATTGAGACAGCGCGCGACCGTATCCGCGTCCGTGCTGTCGCCACACATCAGGCGATGATTTCCGAGCACCCATACATCACCAAGCCGCGACGATGGCTCCTCTGGCGTCTCGGGCACCTCGTCGGGGTCAGTTAGCCCCGCGTTCGCCGAAACCGACAGCGCGGTTAATTCGTCCGCCGAGAACCCCATCAGCGGCAGGTCAAACCCCATCGCAGCAAGGTCGGCAACCTCGAGCCGCAGGAGTGAGTCGTCCCAGCCCGCGTTCTCGGCCAGCTTATTGTCCGCGATGATGTAGGCCCGCTTCTGCGCCTCGCTCCAGCCCCGCGCGACCATGATCGGAATTTCCGCGAGCCCGAGCTTGAGGGCCGCAAGAACGCGCCCGTGACCAGCGATCAGGACACCCGCCTCGTCAACCAGTACAGGATTCGTCCAGCCCCATTCGCGGATTGATGCCGCGATCTGGGCGACCTGCGCCTCCGAGTGTGTCCGGGCGTTCCGGGCGGCGGGAATGAGCCTGGAGATAGCCCCGCGCTCGATCTTGTCGGCCGGCCACTCCATGATTTGACCCCCTATTGCCATTTCGCGAAACTGCGCGCTGTCG